ATCTACTTTGGTGCGAAGCATGTTGATGCAGGATCTACTGCCGGTATGCAACCCGGAGGCACAGATAACCTTGGTAATGCAGGTGCAATTTTCGGTGCTGTCGCTGGTAGCGGAACAAACTATCATCTTCTGCCTAAAGCAGCAACCGTACAACTTGGTGGTGGCACTTCTGGTGCAGCCGTCACGGACTTCATTACTAACGGATTCGACAAATTCTCAGATACAGAAACAGTTGATGTCAACATTCTCGTTGGCGGTGGTGTGACAGGTAACAATGCGAAGAGCGTTGCAGAAATCGCACTGAATAGAAAAGATGCGATTGCATTCTTCTCACCACCTCAAGATGCTGTTCTTGACTCCACCGGATCTTCACCCCTTTCACAGATTCAAGCAACTGCAAACGCTGTTGCATATCGTAAGGGTCTGAATGGCAATGTCAGTGGTGGTAGCAAAGATTACACTTCTGGTAACCTTAATATTAATAACTCTTACGCTGTTCTTGATAGTGGTTGGAAATACTGCTTTGACAGATTCAACGATGTTTTCAGATATATTCCACTCAATGCTGATACCGCTGGTGTGACCGTTCGAACCGATATTCTCGGTGAGCCTTGGTTCTCTCCTGCTGGATTCAACAGAGGACAGTTGAACGGAGTTGTCAAACTCGCTTACAGCCCTGTGAAGAGCCAACGGGATGATCTCTACTCAAGTCAGGTCAACCCTGTTGTATCCTTCCCCGGTCAAGGCACTGTGTTGTTTGGTGATAAAACAATGCAATCTTCACCGTCTGCTTTTGATAGAATCAATGTTCGAAGATTGTTCATCATTCTTGAGAAAGCAATTTCAACAGCAGCCAAGTTCCAACTCTTCGAAATCAACGATGCATTCACACGATCACAATTTAGAGGTTTGGTTGAGCCATTCTTGCGAGATGTTCAAGCAAGAAGAGGTATCACGGACTTCAAGGTTGTGTGTGACGAAAGTAACAACACCTCAAGTGTCATCGATAGAAACGAATTTGTTGCAAGTATTTTTGTCAAGCCAACACGCTCGATCAACTTCATCACCCTTAACTTTATTGCCTCTGCGACTGGTGTAAACTTTGACGAGATCGGTGGATAACGTATACATAACTCAGAGGAGAAATAAATGAACATTGATAAGTTCAAAAACGCAATCGGTGGTGGAGTTAGACCTTCGCTTTTTAGAGTAAGAGGTAATATCGGCTCGTCCACCAGCCCTGATTCTCTTAGTTTTTTATGCACAGCATCTTCGCTTCCCGCTTCAAGTCTTGGAACAATCGAAGCACCCTACAGAGGAAGAACTCTTAAACTTCCCGGTTCACGAACCTTTGAAGATTGGTCAATTACAATCTTAAATGATGAGGGAATGAACCTTAGAACTTTGTTTGAGAAGTGGCTTGATGATTTGAATGGAGCAGTATCAAACGTTGCTGCAAGAGATATTAATCTTAGCAATAACATCGACTTCCCAACGTGGGCGGTTGATCAACTTGATAGAAATGGCAGTCCCATTAAATCTTATGAATTACATTATTGTTTCCCAACCTCAGTCTCCGCAGTTGAACTGTCGGCTGAAGGCGAAGGACTTTCTGACTTTGAAGTGTCCCTTGCATACACCTATCACCTCACTAGCGGTGTGAATGGTATTCAAGTCGGCACTGCGCCCGCAAGAGGCGACAACTCGTAAGGATAGATTATGCCTATTGAACTTTTTGGATTTTCTCTTGGACGTAGCGACAGGAGAAAAAATGTATCTACACCTGCCACTACCTTTCAGAGTGAAGTAAAAAATTCTAAGTCTTTCGTACCACCCGAAATTGATGATGCATACACCGTTGATGCCGGTGGTGTTTTCGGAACTTATGTTGATCTTGATGGTCAACTTCGTAACGAAAATGAATACATTAAAAAATACAGAGAGATGGCTTCCCAACCAGAACTTGAGCAGGCGATTGAGGACATTTGCAATGAGGCGATTGTTTACGATGAACAAAGATATCCAATTAATTTGAAACTTGATTTTATCGATCAACCGGAAAGTGTAAAAAACTCAATCCGAAAAGAGTTTCAAAAAATCTTAAGGCTTCTTGACTTCCAAAACAGAGGCTATGAAATCTTTAGACGTTGGTACATTGATGGCAAGGGCTACTATCACATGGTTGTAGATCCTAAAAATACCAAAAAGGGTATCATAGAAATGCGTCCAATTGACGCTTCCAAAATTAAAAAGATTGCTAAGGTAGATAAAAAAACTGATCCTAAGACGGGGGCTAAAACAGTTGAATCTATCAAAGAAGTTTATGTCTTTAGAGAAAAACCTGATGATGCAAATGGTTTAGAGATTGCTCCCGAAGCAGTTGATTACTTTCCTTCAGGACTTTTTGACGCATCAAGAACGAGAGCGATCTCATATATTCACAAAGCAATCAAGCCGTTAAATCAACTTCGAATGGTTGAGGATGCGACTGTGATTTACAGACTTGCCCGCGCACCTGAACGAAGAATCTTTTATGTTGATGTTGGTTCTTTGCCTAAAACAAAAGCGGAGCAATACGTCCGTGAACTCATGAATCGTTATCGCAACAAGTTAGTTTATGATTCGTCAACAGGCGATATCAGAGATGACAAAAAATACATGTCAATGATGGAGGACTTCTGGTTCCCCCGAAGAGAGGGTGGAAAAGGTACGCAGGTTGACACACTTCAAGGTGGTCAAAACTTGGGCGAGATGGATGATGTTTTGTATTTTGAAAAGAAACTTTATAGAGCCTTGAATGTGCCTTTGTCTAGAATTGAAACCGATACCGGGTTCAATATGGGTAGGGCATCTGAAATCAGTAGAGATGAACTTAATTTTCAAAAATTTATTGATCGTCTTAGAAACAAATTCAATGTAATGTTCTTGAATGCTCTTCGTGTTCAACTTGTTCTTACGGGTGTTATCACCGAGAAGGAGTGGTACTCGATGGTACAGGACATTCGTTTCGAGTATGTTTCCGATTCATACTTCACTGAAAGTAAAGATTACGAGATACTTCAAGAAAGACTAAATATTCTTAGTTCTATCAATGATTCTATTGGTGAGTATTACTCACGCGAGTGGGTGAGAAAAAATATTCTTCGGCAGAATGAAAAAGAGATTAAAGAAGAAGATAGAAAAATTGCTAAAGAACGAGAAGATGGAGTTCTGCCTCCGAAGTCAGCAGAAGGAATGGGGTTCTAATGTCAGAGTATTCTACTGATTCTGAGTTCAAAAAACTTTTAAATAAAAAGTTAAGCGAGCGTGCCTTGCAACTGCTGTCTGTGTATGAAGAGGCTGTTGCAAAGGGTGAAACAGAAGAAAAAGAGACTGAAGAAAAAGAAGCCGCTGAAACTGAAAAGATTAAGAGTGAGAAAGAAGAGAACAAGGCTGATATCAAAAAGAAAGAAGCAGAGATCAAGAAGGATGCAGACGATGTTGCACTTGATCCAGAGTTTCAGAAAGAATTCTTTCTTGATACCTTTAACTACAAGGGCAAAGTGATCACACTCAAAAAGGTTGGCATGGGAGCATCTGCCCCTGTTTCTGCGTATGTGGATGGTAAACGAGCCGATATTTTCCTGACACAAAAACAAGCCCTCGCAGGCATCAAAAAGATTATTGATTTAAAAGCAGTCAAAGAACAAACAAATTTAGATTCAATTCATCCAGTCAGTATCAAAAATATTCAAGAGATCGGAACCAAAGGATCTAATCTCAAACACAGTGATGGAAATATTACATTTTTTAGTTTTGATGATGCATCTAATATTTTGGAAATGTATGAGAATCTAAATAATAGGAACAAAAAACTTTTCCAAAAAGAACTTGGTGGATCACAAAAGGCAGCCGTTGGCATGATTCACCACTTTCAAGAAATGCTTAAAAGGGATCTAGTATGAGTAACATGAAAGAAATCATCCAAGCCGTAGCAAAACAGCAGTTCAACGCTGCAAATGAAATGATTACACAAAAACTTTCAGAAAAAATTTCTGATGCTCTGATTACTAGAAAAGAGACTGTTGGTCGTGAGTTTGCTGCTAGTGTTAATGAAGAAAAACGAGACTATAAAACATTCTTCAATGCTGCCATGAAGAAGTTTAATATCTCTTCCCCCGCTGATCTTAAATCAGAACAAGAAAAGAAAGAGTTTTTTGAATACATCGATAAAAACTTTAAAGGTGCTGAGGAAGAAATGCCCGAACCCGGAGAACCCGGTTATGTTCCCCAATATGTTCCTCAGTTGATTAGAGATCCTAGAAGACCAATCGCACCATATGAACCAACAAATCCTGTGAGTCCGAAACCCTTACCCATCGACCCAGATAATCCTGATGTAATTCCTTACATGCCTATCCCCGGTTTCATCGAAGATCCTTTCACTGATCCAAACAATCCTGATCGAGATCCAACTAGACCTCTAAGCACTCCTCCAGTTGAAGGTGAGGCATACGGTTCGGAAGAAGAATTGATGGGAGCCTTACAAAAGTTGATGGGCGGTTCAAAAAAAAAAGAGGAACTAAGAAAGTTCCAAACCCCCGGACAACAGGATATTGAACAAGGTAAGATGTCCTCTCCTTTTCAATTGAAAGGTTTTAAAGGAAAAGGTCAAGCAATTTTCACTGACCCCGCTGGTCCCGTAGCCCAAAATCCTGTCGAGCAACCGGGAGATGCTAATCCCTATAAGAGTGGGTCTGCTGAAGTCAGAGATCCCGCACCTAAAGGTAATCCCCAGACAGTAGGTGATATTGATATTGAGTCAGATCGCAAGCGAGGTGAATTTGGTTTAGGCACAGGAGCGATTCCAGCACAAAGAAAGATCGCAGGAAGCATGACCACCACTGATCTTGATCGCTCTAAGAAAGATTATGATTTAGAGGATGAAGAAGAAATGTTTGGAAGAAGACCTGTGACACCACCCGAAACACCACGCCCTATGAACCCCGGAGATATTCCTAACAGACCCATCCTCCCCGGACCCGGAAGACCTGATCTAGATCCCAGTAAACCACAACCAAATCCCGGTGGTCCCAATCGACCCTTCCTTCCCGGTCCCGGTAGACCGGATATTCTTCCAGCCCCAGATGATGTAAATCCTGTGCCTTCGCCAGATTTCTTTGATCCGATGGGTGATCATGATGGCGATGGAAGACCTAACTATATGGACCCGGATCACCCTTACTACAATCCGGGTGCGCCTCAAGTTTATGGTACTGAAGGGGAGGCGTATGATGATGAGGAGGAAGAGTTGGGTGCAGACGCTATCGGCTCACCAGAAGCAAGGGCAAAAAGACCAGTCGAAGATGATCCAGTATTTAAAGTTGCAAAAACTTTAGACGCGGATGATGGTCTTGAAACAGATGATCCATTTAGAACCACCATGAAACTTAAGAAAAGAAGGAGAGCGTAATGTTACTCATCACTGAACACACCGAAGATGTTAATCTAATCACCGAAGAGGTTGATGGCGAAAAACAATATCATATTGATGGTGTTTTTATGCAAGCCGAACAAAAGAATCGTAATGGTCGTGTGTATCCAAACAAGACATTGATGAATGAAGTGGCTCGATACAATAGAGAATATGTAACACCAAGTCGTGCGATGGGTGAACTCGGACACCCCGATGGTCCCCAACTTAATCTTGAAAGAGTGTCTCACTTAATTAAAGAACTTCGTATCGATGGAAATGATGTCTATGGAAAGGCAAAAATTCTTGATACTCCATATGGTAAAATTGTAAAAGATCTTATCAAAGAAGGAGTTAAGATCGGTGTCTCATCTAGAGGTATGGGTTCACTTAAACAAAACAAAAAAGGTATCAATGAAGTACAAGATGATTTTAGTCTTGCCGCTGTTGATATTGTTGCAGATCCATCTGCTCCTGATGCCTATGTTCAGGGCATCATGGAAGGCAAAGAATGGGTGTGGGAAAACGGTATTCTCACATCCCGTGAAATTGAATCTCACAAAGAAGTGATTTCCAAAACTCCAAAAAGGAACTTAGACGAGGCTAAATTGTATTGTTTCGCTGATTTCCTCTCAAAATTACGCAAACATAAATAAAGAGGAACACTTAAGGAGAGTCCAATGAGTCTTGATAACGCCCTTGAAACCGCAAGAAAAATTCTTGAAGAAGAAAGTTTTACCGATCCAACTAAACTCACTGCAATGCGGGCTGCCCGAAAAGCAACCGAAAAGTCTGAAAAGATGAAAAAGCATTCCAGTGGTGGGGAAGGTGAAGAAGTATCTGACGTTCCCGGCATGAAGGGATCTGAGATTAGTGCTGATGGCACAACTCCTAAAGTACCAGAACCAGTCACAGGTGGCACAGAGCCAGTTGATGATCTTTCCGACATGGAGCCAGAAGAAGAAATGTACGGCTCAGAGGAGGACATGGGAATGGGCATGATGAAAGCCATGATGAAAAAGAGAATGATGGGTGATGAAGAAGAAATGATGGATGATGATGAAGAAGAAATGATGGATGATGATGAAGAAGAAATGATGAACATGGATGACGATAAGAAAAAGAAAATGATGATGATGCTCAAGAAAATGATGAGCGGTGGAGGAATGGGTGCAGGAATGAAAGGTATGTCCGAGGGATCTGATTATCTTGGCAAACTTTTCTCTGGCGAAGAACTCTCAGAAGAATTCAAAGATAAAGCATCTACCATTTTCGAGGCTGCCGTTGAAATGAGAGTAGACGATATTCGTGCTGAACTTCACGAAGAGTTTGCACAAAAAGTTGAACTTCAAGTCGAGTCGATGGCAGAAAAAATGGACGATTATTTGTCTTATGTCGTTGAGAACTGGATGAAAGAAAATCAAGTTGCCATCGATACAGGTGTTCGTTCTGATGTCACTGAGTCCTTCATGCTTGGATTGAAGAAACTCTTTGAAACTCACTACGTCACAATGCCAGAAGAGTCTTATGATTTGGTCGAGGGTTTAAATAATAAAGTCTTTGACCTAAACTCTCAACTGGACGAACAAATTAAGAAAAATATTTCAGTTATGAAGCAAATGACACAGGCACAAGCCGAGGCTGTGTATGAATCTCACACCAAGGGCATGACCGAAACTCAAGAGGCTCGAATGCGACAACTCGCAGAGAAGATTGATTTCGATGATGCTCAAGAATTTGCTGAAAAACTTGATATGTTAAAAGAAAACTTCTTCGGTGTTCATGAAGAAGAAGAAGTTTCAAACAGAACCCCTCTCGTTGAGGAATTTGCCATCACTGAAGAAGAGGCAGTCGAAGAAGAAAGACCAACTCTCGCTCCAACGATGGAAGCGTATACCAACGCACTCTCTCGCTCTGCGAAGATCGAAAGAAATAATACCTACTCTAAGTAAGACTACCGAAAGGAAATTCAATAATGTCTACTGAAACTCCATTAGTCGAAGGTCTGCGTCAGAAGTGGCAACCCGTCATCGAACATGCTGATCTTCCAGATATCCAAGACAGTTATCGCAAGAATGTTACTGCGATTCTGCTTGAAAACCAAGAAAAGGCTCTCCGCGAAGAAGCAAACGTTTCTGGCGTTGATGCCGTTTTCTCCGATACATCCGGTAACTTTAATAGTGTTTCCGGCTTCAACCCTGTTCTGATCTCACTCGTTCGTAGATCTATGCCTAACTTGATCGCCTATGATGTCTGTGGTGTCCAGCCTATGTCTGGTCCTACAGGTCTGATCTTTGCGATGAAGGCTAAGTTCACCGCCCAAGGCTCTGCTGAAGCACTCTTCAACGAAGCCCCAACTGGATTCGGTGCTACCGTTGGTGGAGCCGCTGGTGCTACACAATCTGGTGCTGGATTCCCATCTTTCGGTGGAACTGGTGACCCTCTCGGTAACGTGTCTAGATCTGGTTCTACCACAGGTTACTCTGCTGGTCTTGGTTCTACGTCAGCCACCATTGACGTTGATCCCGGTGCGCCCACTTCATTCTTTGAAGGTAGCAATACCTTCGGTGAAATGGCTTTCTCAATCGACCGTCAATCGGTTGTTGCGAAAACTCGTGCATTGAAAGCAGAATACACCTCTGAGTTGGCTCAGGATCTTAAGGCTGTTCATGGTCTGGATGCTGAAACAGAATTGGCTAACATTCTCTCGGCTGAAATCCTTGCTGAAATCAACCGTGAAGTTATCCGCTCCATCTATCGTGGTGCAAAACTCGGCTGTCAGCAACGCGACCTTACTTTCAAGAGTAGTGGTGCAACAGTTCCTATCGCTGGCGATGCTGTCAATGGCGGTGGTGTCTATGATGTCCAACTCGACTCCGATGGTCGTTGGAGTGCTGAGAAGTTCCGTGGTCTGATGTTCCAAATCGACCGCGAAGCCAACGTGATTGCTAAAGAAACTCGTAGAGGAAAAGGTAACTTTATTATCTGCACCTCTGACGTTGCTTCGGCTCTCGCCATGTCTGGTTTCTTGAACTTGACCCCAACACCCAACATCGATCTTGAAGTCGATGATACTGGCAACACCTTCGCAGGTACGTTGAATGGTAAGATTAAGGTCTACATTGACCCATACTCCGTGTCTGGTGCTGATTACATCACCGTTGGATATAGAGGCACAAGCCCCTATGACGCTGGTATGTTCTACTGCCCATACGTTCCTCTGCAAATGGTCAGAGCAGTCAACGAAACCAACTTCCAACCGAAGATTGGCTTCAAGACCCGTTACGGTATGGTAAACAACCCATACGTTTCGGATGGCTCTAACTTGTCAGATCCGTTGGCTGCTGCTGCGGCTCGACAGAACCAATACTACCGTATCTTCCGTGTTCTTAACCTTCACGGTAATGGTACTCCCTAAGACTTAGAGTAGTTTATGACGGGACAAGGGGGGCGAAAGCCCCCCTTGTTCATTACCTACATAATTGTATGAGCGAATTTGATCAAAATCCTTTTTTAGATTTTAAACAACAGTTTGATTTTTCTGGGGTTACATCAGAGTCCATCTTCACGAAAGGCTTTAATCTTCCGGGTGTAACCTTTGGTGCAGAGACATCAAATCCAAATAGCAATCCTAGAAAACAACCAACAAATGTAAACTATCTTTATCAAACTTTTTTCAGATTTAGCATTCAAGGTTTTGATAAATTTAATTACTTTTGTCAGGCGGTGACACTTCCCGGCTTTGGTCCCGGTGATGCAGTAACACAAGCCACACGATTCTCAAATTTAAAAATACCTACCACAAAAGTAACCTTTGATAATCTCGATGTTACCTTTTTGGTTGATGAAGATATGGCTAATTGGAGAGAGATACAAAACTGGATGAAAACAATTTACTTGATTGAAGACCACAAAGGTCTTGAAAAGGAGTTTTCAAATCAGATTCGTGATGGTGAGTTGATTATTTTAAATAGTGCAATGAAAGCAAACCTTCATATTAAATTTAAAAATATCTTTCCTGTTTCTTTGTCTGGTCTTGAGTTTGATTCGAGTGTGAGTGATCTGACACCATTTACCGCCACTGCTTCCTTCGCGTTTGACACCTATGACTTCGTAGATCCTGAATCTGGATTTTCTCTGTGATTCCCTATTGACACGACCTCTTTGCCCATTATAATCCGAGTGTCAACGAGAAAAAGGGTAATAAGATTACATGATGGATCTAAAAGAACTTAGAGAACAGGTAGAGCGGGATGCTCGTATTAATGACACAGAACTCGATACCGAGAGCCTGCGACTACCTCAACTTCACAACAAATATCTCAATCTATATCACGATGCAAAGTTGTGGTATGAGAAAGCCGCAAATGAATACAATCGACTCTACAAGTTGAAGTGGGAATACTACACTGGAAAGATCGATGCGGAAACCTTAAAACAAAAAGGATGGGAACCTTTTGACCACAAAATTCTACGCAACGATGTGAGTGTCTACATGAATGGGGATGATGATCTCTGCAATCGAAAAGAAAGAATGGCATACATCCAGTCTATTGTAAACTATCTTGATGAGGTCGTGAAAGAGATCACCTTCCGACATACCAAGATCAAGAATGCAATCGAGTGGCGTAGATTCTTATCTGGAGGATAAATACTAATGTATGCCAGATTATGTGATCGAGGAGTTAGACTCCTGTAATATCAAAGTGAAGTGTGAGAGACATCATGCAAAAGAGTTGTCTGATTTCTTCACGTTCAAGGTTCCCGGTCACAAGTTTATGCCCTCCTATCGTGCGAAGAAGTGGGACGGGCAAATCAAACTATACAACATGTATTCACAAAAAATCTATGCAGGGCTTGAATCCTATATCATCAAGTTCTGCAAGGATCGTGGCTACACGATTGAGACACCAAATCGCACAAAAAAGAAATGGTCAGCAGACCACCTAGAATCGCTTCTGAGCGGTTTGGACATTCAGTTGGGTGGGAAGCCTGTAAAACCACACGATCACCAGAAAGAAGCCATCCTACATGGCATGAACACAGAGCGTTGTCTGCTGCTGTCACCCACAGGATCGGGTAAATCTTTGATCATTTATACACTTATGAGACATTTCATGAACCTTACTCCCGAGGACAAAAAGGTTCTGGTCATCGTACCCACCGTGGGTCTGGTTTCACAAATGTTTCACGACTTTATCGAGTATGGCGGGGAAGGCTGGAACGCCCGAACGCATTGTCACATGCTCTACTCAGGAAAGGAGAAAGCAACTCGCAGTCGAGTTGTGATATCAACATGGCAATCATTAGTAAACATGCCCGAAGAATTCTTTCAACAATTTGGGACTGTCTTTGGAGACGAAGCACACCTGTTCAAATCGAAATCATTGAAACAAATCCTCTCCCGCTTGACCATGTGTCCATATCGTATTGCAACGACCGGGACACTTGACGGACTACTAACACACAAGTTAGTCATCGAAGGTTTGTTTGGTCCGACCAAGAAAGTCGTGACCACCAAGAAGTTGATGGAACGCAAACTTCTTTCTGACTTGACTATCGATTGTCTGTTGCTATCATATGGAGGAACTGATCGACAGTTCATGCGTAGAACACAGTATGCAGATGAGATGGAATGGATTGTAACAGACAATCGCAGAAACAAATTTATTTGTGATCTAGCGAAAAATACAAAAGGCAACACTCTCATACTGTTTCAATTTGTCGAAAAGCACGGAAAGGTTTTGCACGAAATGCTCAAGGATTGTGATCGACCAGTTCATTTTATCTACGGTGGAA